CCAGCCTGTCCATCTCTTGCTGCGCCATCACACGCTTTAAGGCAGCTTCCATGAGGTTTTGATCAGGGTCATAGACAGTTTGGCTTTTCTCTTCTTCCTCCCTGATGTGCGCGGCCAGTTGTTCTTGTAGCTTGAAAAACTCGGTCAGGTTTCTGACAATGTCAATCTTGACTTGTGTCTCATCAACTGCGACATAGGCTTGCTTCTTTTTTGCCAAAGGCTTTGCTTTGGCGGCTGGCTTTGGCTTGCTGCCAAAGAACGCAAGTAGCTGATTCCAAAAGCCATATGCCTCTTTTCCAATTTCAATGACTTGGTCAGCCGTTGCCTTAATCTCAACAAAGGATTCCTTGGCTTGCTTGTACAGCTCGCATCCGGCTTGGATGTTCTTAACCAGCCCAGCCGCAAGCAGACAAATGCTGATCGGATCAATTTCACTACCCTATGAGTTTGCTGATCATCGTGCCGACAAAGCCTGGTCCTAATAGCACCGCACCAATCACGATGTAAAGCAGATACTCAATGCGCGTCATGCGCTTGTCGCCTTCGACAAATGCTTTCTCAATGGCGGCATAGCGTTCAGCGCAAACAGCTTCATGCACAGCGAATTCCTTTTCAACGCTGTCCATCACTGAGCCTCAGTAGGCGTTGGCTCAGTAGGCGCTGGTGCTGCCGCCTGTGCCTCTGCTTGCTGTGCCGCTACTGCCGCATCATGCACTGCTTGTTCTTCAGCGGTGTACTCAACTTGTGTGGTCACGCCTGTCTCTACATTAACTACGATTCTGTGTGTCATTTTTTATCCCTCATACATGATGTTTATGCTACCGGCATCGAATGTGTCTGTACCGCCTACTGTCGTGATTCGTACTCGGTCAAGCACACCCGCAAGCAATATGCTTCCACCAGTGCCACCAGTAGTTGTTGTGTCGCTTCTTGATAAAAAGCCATTCGCCACCCAATTGTTTCCAGTAATATTGGCAAATACTATACTTCCATGAACAACCGCACTTGCAGTATCAAAAGGAACGCCAAAACCAGTGGTAAACGCAATATTTATCCAAGAACCTGCGTTGGTAGCTCTATATCCAGTTCCTAAATACCCAGATGTAGTTGCAGAACCTGAGCCTAGTTGAAATAGCCAATTGCTTGTTCCATTTGTACTTACACCTTGAAACATCACAGTGATGCGCTTCACCCATGAGGGGATAGAAGTGAAGTCAATGCTTGTACCTGATGTGCTGGCAACAGCAGTGCCAGAGGTAATCCCCAGTACCGCACCATTGTTGATCGTGACGCTTGCTGAACCATCGATTACTGTGCTCATTGTTTAACCCTCGTATATTATGTTGATTGAACCAGCATCGAATGTGTCTGTGCCGTTGACGGTGGTGATGCGGACAGCGGTAAGCAATGCCGCAAGTGCTATTGAGCCGCCTGTCATACACATAAATTCACCAGAGGTTTCGCCACACATACCAGAGGCAGACCATGTGTTTCCAGTGACATTAGTGATGGTTACATTTCCACCAATCAATGATGCTGCTGTTGAGTTGTTAAGAGCAAATCCTGTTGTAAATGTTGCAGACGCAACAGATGATGCGCCAAATCTTGCCCCGCCACCAACATAGCCAGTTGTTGTGTAGGTTGTTGATCCTGTTCCTAATTGAATAAGAATGCTTGAAGAGCCACTTAGAGAAGCACCATTAAACATCACCGTAATGCGCTCAACCCAAGCAGGAATGCCAGTGAAGTCAATGCTTGTCCCACTGGTAGACGCAACAGCCGTAGCCCTCACAATCCTCTGCAACTGCGCCCTAGACGCATTGCTGTCAGTCCCAAAGAATTGACCGTTGTATTCAATGTTGCCAGCGGCTGCTGTACCAATCAGCGTGTCAGAAGTTAAAACAAGTATTGACATGATTTATCCTTCGTACAGAATGTTGATAGTGCCAGCGTCGAATACATCTGTTCCGTTAACTGTTGTAAGACGAATTCGGTCAAGAACACCTCCAAGAGCAATAGAACCGCCTGACATATATAAATTAGCGCCATCAGACCGAGCCAATATTCCACTCATAGCAAAATTATTTGACCCAAGCGTTACTATCTGTATAAGCCCATGAAGAATAGCTCCGTTACTGGAATCAGTTAACAGAGTAAAGCCAGCAGAAAAGGCTGAAGTTGTACTTGCAAGATCTCTAACCCTACCAAGATACCCACTTGTTGTTACCCCGCTTGAAGTGCCAAGTTGTAATAGCCAGAGAGAGCTGCTATTTGAACTCACACCTTGAAATGACACAGTAATTTTTTTCACCCATGCTGGCAATCCTGTGTAATCAATAGAAGTACCTGATGCAGTAACCGCTGTACCCAATGTATTGACAGCACTTGTCGCAGTGGCGGCTTGAAGCGTCAGCGTATTTGTACCAGCAACAGCAGGCGCTGATACTGTGATAGCCCCGCTGGTGTCTCCTGAAATAATTACTGATGACATATTTTTCCTTTAGGTCAAAGCACAACCCACCTTGCACCACTTGGAATGGTGACGGTGATGCCGCTGTTTACAGTTATTGGGCCAACGCTGTGTGCGCTAGTCGATGTGCTCAATGTGTAGTTGGTAGTCACGGTGCGCGTGTTTTCAAAGAACACGGTATCAGCACCGCCGCCAGTTGCACCGCCACCGACTGAAGTCCATGCAGTACCGTTATATCCTTCAAATTTGTTTAGATCAGTATTGAATCGCAACTGACCATTTGCTGCTGAAGCAGGACGCTGTGCTGTTGTGCCTTGCGGTATTCTCCAAAAATCTGTAACTGTTGCACCAGCAGATAAAGAGCCAGTGCTGGCTATTCGCAAAGCCTCTTGTGCAGAAATATCGCCAGCCACATTATCAGCAGTGCCAAACACCATAGCAGTATCTGGTGTTCCAGATTCTGCAACAACTTGGATAAAGCCTTTAACGCCAGCGCCTGGTGTGCTTGAATCACTTCCATACCATTCAATCGTACCTATTGGCTGATTGGCTGTTGCGCCCGTATCTGTGTCTGTAAAACGCAAACGATTTTTATTACTTGCTGACGCATATATCGTTGTTGATCCAACAGTCTGAGCCGCGCTAACCGTATATGTTCCAGCGCCACCAGTACCTGTACCAAGTGCAGTTATATAGGTGTTTGCAAGAACACTAGCCCCCCAAATATACTGACCAACAGCATATGTTCCAGTAATTGTTCCACCAACTGTTAGGGTTGTCCCAGAAATCGTAGATGCAGTTCCACTAGCGTCTTGATTCATTGACGCTGAGAATGTGACTTGAGAGTTGATTGTTCCGGTCATTGACATCGTACCGGCCACCGCCAATGTCTTACCTGATCCAATGTTCAAGCCAACTGATGTGCCAGTGCCTGCGGCAGCGAAAACGGCATCAACACTATCCAAATCGGTGTTGATCTTTGTGCCCCAAGTGTCTGTTGACGCGCCAACTTCTGGCTTTGTCAGCAATAGATTTGTGGTGGTTGTATCTGCCATCTGTACCCCTTACGCGGCTTCTTGCCAAGTGATTGAATTGTCTGCTAAATCAGACCAGTTTTCTGAGGTGTCTGAAACTGGTGTCCAAGATTCCGAGGAATCGGTCACCGGAGTCCAGCTTTCCGAATTATCTGACTGTGCGGTCCATGATTCTGGCGTGTCAGGCACAGCGCCCCAACCAAAGCCGATCAGCGTGCCAACAGAGCCAAAGAGTTCAACGCCACTGATTGCTATCTCAATGGTGGCAATGGCCGTACCAAGTGCCTCAAATCCTTCAACGCCTGTGATCTCTTGTACCGAAATGACTTCTGGTGACAATGTACCAAGATCACCAGTAGCAGCATTGCCTGTGATGATTGGCGAGACTAGGACTGAGTTGACAGCGCCAGTGGCTGAATTGCCAGTGATGGCAACAGTTCTGTTGATGCCGACTGTGCCTACATTGCCGGTGGCAATGTTTCCATTCTCTTGAATGGATATGGTTTCTAGTAAATTACCAACAGCACCTGCGGCAGCATTGCCGCTAATAACGACATTGCCTATGCCATAGACACCCCTGCCGTAATAGCCTGTTCCATAAGCAGCCATGCCGCTGCTCCTCGGTTAAGCCAACCGGATCAGGCCGGTGCTTGCGTCATTGACAGGCATGGTCAGCGTAAATGTCCCAGCAGTCACGGTCTGACTGCCAAATGTATGTACGCTAACCGCTTTGTTTGATTGGGTTGAGTTATAGATCAGTACCGCATCAAAAGCTGTTGGCAAGGTGATTGCGGAATATGTGATGCTGGCGCTTGGCGTGACAAAGGCAGTCGTGCCACTGGTGCTCGGTGGCGTGCCAAATGTGACGGTGACACCACCTGCGGTATAGCCTGAACCCGAAACCTCGCCAGTGGTCGTATATGCGGTTGTAGAGGCATTGATGGTGGCAGAAGCCAAGTACAAAGCCGCCTTGAAAGTGTCAGCAGTAGTGGCAGCGCGAACAACTCCAGTGCCGAAATTGTGATGACCGACAAGCAGTTCACCTTTAAAACTTGTACACATCGCCTGAGTATTGGCCACGGTCTTATTCCTTATCCAATTACTGCCGCAACGCCATCGGCTGCGACATTTTGTTTCAACACAACATGGACTGATCTGTGTACCAGTTCGTCATCCAAACGATATTCAACCCAATTGATGATCTCTTTGTCGTTCTCAATCGAACCCTCAGACTTATGCAACAAGGACTCATCCATGTCGCCTTTGGTGGTGGTGATCATCATCCGAATGTCCTTGCTCTTGCCAAGATTGCGCCGCCAGAGGTTGAGCCACGATCATCAGCGATCTGCAACTGCTCTAAACCAGCGGCATACAACGATGACCACACAGTGATTCTCGCATCGTCTTGCAAGTATGGCGCAGCCTGTAAAAGTGCACCGTACAAATAAACATCAGGCGCTTGCGTCAGCAGCCAACTAGTTTCGACAGTCGATGACAACTTTGTCAACTTGGCGTAGTAGACCAGTTCAGCGGTGTACTCGCCATCAGGAATTGGCAACAGTCTGAATTGGTTGCCCACCACGCTGAAATACAGTGGCTTTCCGCTAGACAAGTAAGTGGTGTTTGACAATGAATCCATGGCATCAATCGTCTGAAATGTCAGATTGGTCACTGGATTGGTGTTGAGTTTGATGGCCTTGGCTTCCAAGAAATCATCAGGCACTGTGCCGTACTCAGCCGCCGCTGCAAAGGATGCAGTGGCACGCACAATCATCTGTCGTGTGCGTAGCTGTCTCTCAATCTGTGCCTCGGCCAGACTGATAAAGTCAGGAATAACTGAAGTCAAATCAGACCGATTAAGCCAATCGGCCAGCGATGACTTCAATTCTGTGTAGGTGGTCAATGCCATTTAGACTGCCTCTTTTTCGAGCTGTTCTTTCATCACCCAAGTGTGTTCATGTCTGAATTCAAATGTGCCAATGTGTCCGATTTCTTTCGAGACATCATGGTCAATATACACCTTGTAGCCCAGCTCCTGCGCCTT